AAAAATAAACCCAGAATAATTAAATTAGCACCATTAGTCTGTTCGTTTCCGTTCGTTACCACACTTAAGTGGATTTATAAATGACCATTCCTCACTGGGTAGTAAATACCTTCGCATTTATTGGATTCTTTTTTACTTATTGCATATTCATTGGCATTGCTGCTAGTCGTTTATGCAAATTCATGAAGGAAGATGACTGTGGAAACTAATCTTTTTGAATATATTGGAACATCTGACAAGCTTAAAAATGCCGTAGTCACCATCGAGCGCGAAACAGATAAAAGCTTCTTTATAAACTTCAGACCAAATGGGGGGGGGGCAGCTGGAAACTTGTCGAGTTTCAAAAACCAATCTAAAACCTCATCAAAGCATGTTGGGAATTTAGCATGAAAACCAACGTGAAAGACAGCTCACTCGATAGCTACTTAGATTTAAAACAATCATCTACCCTGCAAGATCAGCAGCGAAAAATTATCAGTGTAATGAAGCCAAATGTCACTTACACGCGCAGATTTTTAGCGATGTTATCAGGCATTGAAACATCAACTGTTTCAGCTCGAGTTAACGCAATGCTCGGTACTCATATTTTAGTCGTCGGTAAGATGAAAGACCCAGTTACCAATAAAAATGTAGAAGCTTTGATGTTGAAGGAGTTGCATAGATGCACTACTACAAACGTAATTTAGGCGATTACGCAAAAAAAGCTGGAAGATTATCGATGTTACAACACGGTTCGTACACGCTCTTGATAGATGCGTGCTATGACCGTGAACAATTCCCAACGCTAGAAGAGGCTATTGAATGGACGTGGGCAAGCAACACAGAGGAAATAGAGGCTGTTACCTTTGTTTTACGTAAGTTTTTCACGCTTGAGAACGGTGTTTATATTCAAAATCGTATCAAAGAAGAGATTGATGAGTTCCATAGTAAGGCTGAAACAAACAAGCGTATTGCTAACGAAAGAGAAACGAAGCGTAAAGAAAACAACACGAACCGTGTACGAACCGTTAACGAAAAGTTAAAAAAAGATAACGAAGCGCCACCTAACCATAAACCAATAACCATAAACCATAAACCAATTAAAAACATAACACCACTCGCGATGCTCGTTTCTATGGGTATTGATGAATCTCTTGCTAAAGATTGGCTTGCAGTACGCAAGTTAAAAAAATCAGCACCAACTCAAACGGCTTTTAACGCAATAAAGAAACATGCTGAATCTCATGGATATACATTTTTGCAAGCGGTTGAAATATCCGTTTCTAAAAGCTGGTCTGGGTTTGATGTTTCTTGGTTGCAGCAGGAAATGACAAATTCACAAAGCATTACCAATGCTGCCAGTTCGGTTTTCAAAGAAAAATACATCAAAGAACAAACTCAACAACCATTGGAGGTCGAGCATGAACCAGTTAAACAAATTGCCTGATGAATGGATTGAACGAATTTTTATGCGTTTGCATGGGCGTTTTGGAAATACATTTTTCAATAAATTCAAAATTGGAAAACTTAACAACGATGGTGAAGATGTTGGCATTGTGAATGCTAAAGCTACATGGGCTTATGAGTTGCGATCTGTGACCTCAACGAGAATTAAAGCTGGTCTTGATGCTGATTATGACAGAGCGCCTGATTGTGATTTATTCAAATCAAAATGCGTTTTAGAGCATGTTATTGAGGATTACAAGGCTATTCCTAAACAACTTACTGAAGAAGAAAACGAAATTAATCGCAAAAAAATTGAAAAAATTAGCAACGATTTAACCAAAAAATCTAGCCGTGATTGGGTGAAATATTGGAACTCAATTTTGGATAATCCTAAAGGTGAAAAAGAAATTACCTTGGATGGTGCGCGAGAGGCTTTGATTAATTTAGGGCATCCATATCGAGCAATAAATGGCTGATGAGAAATGCGAGCAATGTCCAAAGCCTGGCACATTCAACATGAATTGCCGTCAATGCGTAATCAAACATTTGCGTATGGTACCGAAGCATCATGCCAAAGAATATTTACGCAACTATCGCACAAAGCATGGTGAAGATGCGATGTTAAAACTCATTGCAGAGGTGAAATCTGATGTCTGAAATCATGCTTGTAAAACTTCCTGACGGTAAATTAGAAGGTTTGAGTGATGCTGACAAATTGGCATACAAGAGATTTAAGTCACGGCTGCATAACCTTGAAGCTGGTGAGCTTTGCACCATCGATGCCAAGTTACCGCGTAACAGCAAATATCACCGCAGATTCTTCGCAATGCTCAATCTAGGTTACGAAGCATGGGAACCAAAGCGCCAGCATAAATCTTACAAAGGCGAGCCAGTCACTAAGAACTTTGAAAGATTCCGCAGTGATTGCCTAATCATGGCTGGGCATTACGAGCAAACCTTCAGCCTCGATGGAAAATTAAAACTTGAGGCTAAATCAATCAGTTTCGCATCAATTAACCAACCAGAGTTTGAAGAGATTTACAACAGCGTTCTCGATGTGCTGCTAGCAAAAGTTTTAAAAACTTATGCGGGTCGTGAAGAAGTAAATGACGTTGTTGAAAAGATGACGAGGTTTATATGAGAACTTGGACCCAAGCACAAGACGACATGATTCGTGAGTTCTATCCTGACCACAGCATGAAAGAGCTAATGCAAATGTTAGGCCGTACAGCATGTGCGATTTATGGCAGAGCAGATCTGTTTGGAGTGAAGAAAAGTGAGGAATATCTATCCAGTCCAGCTGCAGCGGGTTTTGACGCTTATCGCTATAAGAAAGGATAACACCATGAACTATGCAGCCTTACTTTCAAAATCACTAGAGCTATATCCTGACAGTTTAGAGATGCGTTTGCAGTGGCGAAAATGGACAGAATATCTTTATCAATCGGGCAAGCACGTCTTGCTCACAGGCAATTACCCAAAGGAAAACAAAAATGCGTGAGTCGTTAATAGAAGAGTACCTAGTCGAACAAGTGAAGCTTTCAGGCGGCGAGTGTCGCAAGGTGAAGTGGATAGGCAGACGCGGCGCGCCTGATCGTCTAGTCATGCTGCCTTTTGTTTCTCACTTTAGGCCGACATCGGTATGGGTAGAACTTAAAGCCCCGGGGCAAAATGTAGAGCCGCACCAGGCGCGTGAACACGCTCGCATGATGGATATGGGACAGTACGTAGACGTTATCGATTCGTTTGAAGCCGTTGATGCTTTGCTGGGGAACGTATGAAAACTCAATTAAAAAAAGATATTAAAAAATTAAAAGCATTATTAAATAAGGCGGGTTTGATTGGAGCTGAATACGAAGATATTGATCAGTATTTAGTAAATATGATTGAGGAATTAATAGTAAAAATTGAAGCAACCATCACTATTTTTAACGAAACATTAGCGGACTGCTAGGGGTTGGTATGACTAAAAGCCTAAACAAGATAGCCAAAAAGGTTAAATGGACGCATGAGATGGATGCCGTGATTACCTCTCGTTACTCAGATATTAAATCCGCTTTAATCGCAGAGCAACTAGGTATTAGCCTCCATGCTGTATATAACCGAGCATTTAGATTAGGCATACAAAAATCAGAAGCTTTTAAAGCCAGCCTTGATGCTTGCAGACTTAGACGTGGTGACAATATTGGTGCTGATTATAGATTTAAAAAAGGACAGGTGCCATTCAATAAAGGAATCAAAGGTATTAATTACCCTGGCTGCGTATCTACTCAATTCAAAAAAGGATTAGTGCCAGCAAACTATAAGCCAGTCGGCACAATCCGCATTAATAGCGATGGTTACACAGACATTAAAGTGGGCGAAGGCTTGCGCCAATGGAAGTTATTGCATCGGATTAACTGGGAGAAAGTACACGGCCCAATTGCTAAAGGCATGGTGCTTATTTTCAAAGATAACAACAAACAAAATGTTGAGGTGGATAACTTAGAGATTTTAACTAAGGCGCAAAACATGAAGCGCAACACAGTTCACAACTACCCACCTGAAATAGTTCACCTGGTACAACTTAAAGCAGCAATCAATCGACAAATCAACAAAAAGGAGAAACAACATGAGCAACATTGACACACTAAGAGAGCATTTATTTGCAACATTGCAAGGCGTAAAAGATGGTTCAATTAATATCGAAAAAGCAAAAGTCATTGGTGATATTAGCCAGGTATTAATTAACACGGCAAAAGTTGAATGTGACTTCATTAAAGCAAATGGTGGTGGAAACTCTGTTTTCTTTAACACAGATACGAATAAGAAAATAAGCAACACCATGACAGGGTTAAAAGTGATTGAAGGCAACGTAACCACCCACAAGATGCGCGGCTAATGAACAAGACTGAATCTAATCACATCATGAGAGTTAAAAACCTATCATGCGGTGTATGTAGTGCTAGTGCTCCTAGTGACGCTCACCATATTTTAGAAAACAGTCGTCGTATCAGTAACTTTGCAGTAATTCCGCTATGCAAATCATGTCATCAAGACAATCACAACGGCATACATGGCCGCAAAGCTATGTGGAAGATTATGAAAAAAACTGAATTATCAGTATTGGCTGAAACTATAGAAAGGTTAATGTAATGGCACGTAAGCATTCCGATCAAGATTTAAGAAGGCTGGAAAGTTACAACAAAATACTCCAGACATGCAAAGGTAAACAGCTAAATTTTACAAGGATTGGTCAGCTTATAACCAACATATCAATTTCAAGTATTGTTAGACACTGTAATTTTTTAGCTTCAACTGGCTATTTAAGCACTACGGAAATGCCAGCCGGCAAACATAATAAAATAGTTGATTTTTACACGACTGTAATTGATCAATATTTACTCGATGACTTAGAGTCAATTTCTGAAAAGATTAGGTTTACAAAGATTGTAAACGGAACAATTACAAAAGCATCTACAGAAGTTGCTGTGAAAGAAATTAATCCAAATCTCAGGAAAATAAATGTACAAACTGACAAAGACCTTCAGGCAAAACATAAGCAGCAGGATGAGTTAAACAGAAAAGCGCAAAAATCACCAAAGAACTATATCAGCGGTTCAATCTTGAGTGCTGCAGTATGAAACGCATATTAACTTTGCCTTACCCTGATAAATCACTAAATCCTAATCGTAAAAGCGGTAAGCACTGGGCAACGACTAAGAAAGTTAAAGATGCTGCATTTGAAGCTGCTTTCTACATGGCAAGAATGGCTTATGCCAGCATTACTGTACCAGATCAAGCTTTACCATTGGTTATTACATTTGTACGCAAGGATAAGCGCTACGTTGACCTTGACAATCTATTGAGTGCAAGTAAATCAACTTTAGACGGAATCGCGCAAGGTATGAAACTGGATGATAAATTCTTTGAGCCTATCACAATCAAGCGTGGACACGACAAAGAGCAAAGTTACATGAAAGTTGAGATTGGATGAAGGCTAGATCACTTGAATGCAGACAATCATCACCAAAGTCACCTGAAGAGCTTATGAAATGGAAAAGTGAAGCTTGGAACGAAACACCAGGGAGCAGGCACTTTGTATTGAGCAACGAGCAAATGGTTAAGTTAAGCAACAAAGAGTTTGAAACAATCACAACAATAGGCAATCGTATTTATCCGAAAAAGGGGCAATAAAAATGGCAAATAAAAGAGAACCTGACTTAATTAAAAACTTCGTTCAAGAGGACTTTCTCTACTGGTTAAAAACAAGGTGCAAATATGCGCCATCAATTCCAGTTGGCATATTGGCATCGATGCAGCCAAGTAAGAATGGTGTGGAGAGAGACTATTTAAACAATCCATTAGCAAGTGCATTTAATGCTGCAATCATGTTGCAAAAAGAATTAATGGGATTAGATAGCTATCGCGCATTTCTGTTGGTTTATTTCAAAGAAGCAGCAACCAGATATTTCCGCTCAATAGACGACCCAATTATCAATGTAAAAATGCAAGCTGATCTTTTAGGTGTGACGAAAGACACGGTTTATGACATGGCACACAAGTTTGTTTTTACCTCATACAACATGGCAGTAGCAAACTGTAATTTAAATTGCAAAATGCAAACTATGAGACTTGATAACTATTCATTTGTGGATCAATTCACTCCAATTGAGAAGCTCCACAAATTTTAAATATAAGGGTATATTACTGCAAACGTGAGATTAAAGACCTTACAGTTTAAGCCTCGTCAAAAGCGGGGCTTTTTGCATTTATACACATAACACTTAGCAATTTGACGCGCTCAACATGAGTGCGACACCCGACAATCGCCCATTAATGCGTCCAGTTGGCAGCTAGTGCCGAGGTTGAAAGTGATTGTATCTTGTGAAAAACCAAGAAGCAGACAACTTTAAAACGTGGAGACTCACTCATAACCCTTTATAGCCCATTGCATAGTGGGCTTTTTTTATTTTTAGGAGTCAACATGCTTTCGTCACTTGTCGGTGATTATTGGACAGTTAATTCAAATTCACGCAATGCAAATTGGTTTGTGGATGCGCGTGATAATAATTGGTTAGTGAATGTAAGAAATAGTAACTGGGTAGTTGATTTAAGAGAGGGAGCATTTAAAGTTGCTGCCCGTGTTCAAAATTGGATAGTTGATAAGAGGTAATGAATGTCGCAAGTTCTAGATAAACGAACGGCAGATAACCGACTATTTGATATTGATTGCTCAAAGCTTCTGCAAGCTGGCGAAACAATCACATCGATCACTTCGGTATTAGCTGATCAAGGCGGATTAGTATTCACTTCTCCAACAGTCAATTCAGTGCCGATCACTTACCCTGATGGCCGAGTCGTTCCGATTGGCCAAGTATGCCAGGTGCTAATAAGTGGTGGAGCAATACCGTCAACTACTTATCATTTGAACTGCACAATCAGAGCACTATTTGTAACAAGTATTAACCTGGCATTAGAAGCAACTGTTGTACTTCGATTAATCAATACACCGTAATTAACAGACAAGCTAATAGTGCCTTATAACATTAGCAAGTCGCGATGACTTCTCTCCTTCCCTTCCTCAGAAGGTTTTTTGCAAGGTCAGGCGCGACTGATTTATTTTCACATGGAGCAATTATGGCGCTAACAGCAAAACAGCGCCGTTTCGTCGATGAATACCTGATAGATCTTAATGCGACGCAAGCGGCTATCAGGTCTGGATTTTCTATAAAAAGAGCCTCAGAAATAGGCTATCAACTACTACAGAAAACTACAGTTCAAGAGTTCATTGTTATTCGCATGAAAGAGCGCGAACAGCGAACAGAAATTACTCAAGACAAAATACTTGCTGACATCGAAAAAGTTAAACAGCATGCGATGAAAACAGGCTATGACGCTCAAGGCAATGAGGTGATGAATAATTATCCATCTGCACTTAAGGCTTCTGAGTTACAAGGTAAGCATCTTGGCATGTGGGTGGAAAAACAAAGTATTGAAGTCACTGGTAAAAATGGTGGCTCTATTAATGCGGTATTAAACACAATGACGGAAGCTCAATATAAGATTGCTTTGAAAGAAGCCTTAAACGAGTTGTAATTATGGCAAGCGCGATAGAAAAGCGCGTCGCTATAGTCAAAGCTTCGTCCGATGATTTATATACATTCTCACGCTTTATGTTTAAGGAGCGTCGTGGCTATTCTTGGCTATGTGCAGAACATCATGAAACAATATGTGATGCATTGATGAAAGTATATCGAGGCGACACTACTCGATTAATCATTAACATTGCGCCTAGATACTCAAAAACAGAATTAGCCGTTATTAACTTCATGGCATGGGCTTTAGGCAATGCACCTAATGCTGAATTTATACACACTAGCTATTCAAGTGTTCTTGCGGCTAACAATGCATGGCAGACACGTGAAATGGTTCAGCATGAATCATACAAAGAGATATTCCCGAACGTTCAATTAAGAACGGATAGTGCTGCCAAGAGTGAATGGCGTACGACTGATGGTGGTATCGTTTATGCCACTGGTGCTGGCGGTACAATTACAGGTTATGGCGCTGGCAAGCATCGTGAAGGCTTTGGTGGTGCGATTATTATCGATGACCCGCATAAAGCTGATGAAGCCAGAAGTGATGTAATGCGAAACAATGTGATTGAGTGGTTTCAGAACACTCTTGAATCACGCAAGAACTCACCACAAACACCAATCATTCTAATCATGCAGCGATTGCATGAAAGTGATTTGGCTGGCTGGCTGCTGAATGGTGGAAATGGTGAAAATTGGGAACACATCAAGCTTGAAACCTTGAAAGATGACGGAACGGCTTTATGGCCTGCTAAGCATGATGTAGAAACACTGCGCCGCATGCGTGATTCTAATCCATATGTTTTCTCAGGACAGTATCAGCAATCACCAACCACCCCACAAGGTAACGTGATTAAGCCTGATGCAATGCCTGTTATAGAAGCTATTCCTTCTGATTTATCCATTCAATGGGTTCGTAAGTGGGATTTAGCCGCAACAATGCCTAAGGTTGGCAATGACCCAGACTGGACGGTTGGCGCAAGAATTGGCAAAGACCGTGATGGAAGGTTCTATATTACTGACATCGTTCGTATGCGTGGTTTGGCTGATGAAGTCGAAAGCGCCATTGTTAACACTGCTGCACGTGATGGTCGTTCTGTACGGATTGCAATATCTCAAGACCCTGGACAAGCTGGTAAGTCTCAAGTGTTGTATTTAACACGTAAATTAGCTGGTTATAACGTGGTTTCAAGCCCTGAAACGGGTGATAAGGTAACTCGCGCAGAACCAATGGCTGCGCAAATTAACGTAGGCAATGTCAGCATAATAAAATCGCCATGGAATGATGCGCTTATATCTGAAATGCGAATGTTTCCGAATGGCTCTCATGATGACCAAGTTGATGCTTGCTCAGGAGCCTTTAATGAGCTAATTGGTAACCAAGCCATGCAACGAATAAAACTTATAGGACTGTAATGATTAAACCCGATACCCAACACAGCGATTACGCCAAAGCGCAAACTCGCTGGACTAAGTGCCGAGACGTTATAGACGGTGAAGACTCCGTTCATAAGGCAGGTGAATCATACTTACCTAAACTTACTGAGCAGACGGATGCTGATTACAAAGCCTATGTGCTAAGAACGCCATTCTATAACGCAACGGCTCGTACGATTGATGGACTTGTTGGGATGTTGTTTCGTAAAGAGCCAGTTCTCAATATTCCAACAACATTACAACCAATTATTGATGATATTACGTTAACGAATTGTGACTTTAACGAGCTATCAGAGATTGTTGCACGTGAAGTGATTGGTGTTGGTCGCGTTGGCCTGCTAGTTGAATATCCTCAAGTTGAAACTAAAGGAATTACCAAGGCGCAAGCATCATCACAAAACTTGCGCCCATACGTCACAACATACAAAGCAGAAAGCATTAATAATTGGCGTGCGGAACGTATCAATAACGCAATGCAATTGGTTATGGCAACTCTTATGGAAGTTGCAACCGAATGGGTTAACGAATTTGAATCAAAACAAATTCAGCAAATTAGAGCATTGTTGCTTGAAGAAGGAAAATACTTACAACGTGTCTATCGTAAGAATATCAGGGATGAGTGGGAGCAATTCAACGAGGATATTATTCCCCTGATGAATGGCAAGCCTTTAACTTACATTCCATTCGTTATATTTGGCCCATTCCACAATGATGTCAGCACTCAGAAGCCACCAGTGTATGACTTGGTTACATTAAATTTAAGTCATTACCGTAGCACGGCAGATTTAGAACATGGCGCACACTTCACTGGATTGCCAACAGCGGTTATTACTGGTTATCAGTCATTAGATGGTGAAAAGTTGAGTATCGGAAGTGCAACAGCTTGGGTATTTCCTGAACCAACGGCTAAAGCTACTTATTTGGAATTCACCGGGCAAGGTTTAAGTTCATTAGAGAACAGGCTTAAAGCTAAAGAGGCTGGAATGGCTGCTATCGGTGCCAGAATGCTTGCTCCTGAGAAGTCATCAGCAGAGGCTGAGAGAACTGTCCAAATGCGACATGCTGGCGAAGGTGCTGTACTTGGCGTTATTGGTGACATGATTGAACATGGCTTTGACCGTATATTAAAAATTATTGCTGATTGGGAAGGTGTCAAAGAAGAAGTAAGCACAGAATTTAATGATGACTTCATTGATTCCGTAATGACATCACAAGATGTTCTTGCATTAGTTCAAGCATGGCAAGCAGGTGCGATCTCATTTGATTCGCTTTTCTGGAATCTTAAGCAAGGTGAACTTGTTGAAGGCGACAAAACTGCCGATGAAGAAAAAGTGCTAATCAAGGCTTATAAACCAGCCCCAGTTACTGAAACAATCATCGCATAACAAATTAAAGATTTAACCGAAACCGCCTTTCTGTGATTGGCGGTTTTTTTATGGACTGTGTCCACCCGCAACTGGTCTGTGACCAACGTTATTAAGGCTGTGCCTTAGAAAGAAGCTACCATGAAATTAGAAGATTTAACGCAAGAAAAACTAGATGAAGTATTAGCATCAGTTGAAGCAATGACAGCCAGTAATCAAGGATTAAAAGCAGATTTAGCCAAAGCGAAAGCAAAAGCAAAAGGTGCTGATATTGATCCTGAAGTCCATGCTGGATTGCAAACCCAAGTAGAAGAATTAACTACTAAGTTAGACAAGTTAACTAGAGATAGCACCAAGCAAATTGAAACTCTCAATAAAACTTTGGGTGATAAAGATGGTGCAATTAATAAATACTTAGTTGAATCTCAGTTAACTGATGCACTAGCAAAAGCAGGCGTAAAACCTGAGTTTATGGATGCAAGCAAGGCACTCCTTAAGTCACAAGCTACCATCAAATCAGAAAACGGTGAGTACAAAGCACTGATTGGCGACAAAGCGTTATCTGACCACGTAAAAGAGTGGGCAACTGGTGAGCAAGGCAAACATTTTGTAGCAGCAGCTGAAAATAACGGCGGCGGCTCTCAAGGTGGTGGCAATAAAGGAACTGGCAAAACAATGACAAGAGCAGAGCATGACCAGAAGTCAGCAGCTGGCGACAGAACCCTTCAAGCCTTCTTTAGAGAAGGCGGAACTCTAGTTGACTAGCTAAATAATTAGTAAACATAGCCCGCTAAATGCGGGTTTTTTCATTTTAGGAATAAAAATCATGGCAAATACGCTTACCAACCTTATACCCTACATGTACGAAGGCGCGGACGTTGTTTCACGTGAGCTTGTTGGATTTATCCCAGCAGTAACGCGCGATACTAAATCAGAAGGTGCTGCATTAGGTCAAGTAATCAACATCCCAGTAGTGGGCGCGGTAACAGGTGGTAACGTAACACCTGGTTCATTTCCTCCTGATGATGGTGACTTTGCTCCTGCAAATACCACAATGACCATCAGCAAGTCACGTTACTGGCCTATTCGCTGGTCTGGTGAAGATATTAAAGGCGTAGATCAAACAGATATTTATGGTCACGTTAATTCACAACGCTTTGCCCAGGCAATGCGTGCTGCTGTAAATGAAATTGAAACCGATCTAGCTAACCTTTACCAATTTACATCACGTGCTTACGGTACGGTTGGTACAACACCATTCGGTGTTGCTGGTGACCTTTCAGACGCTTCACTTGTTCGTCAGATTCTTGAAGATAACGGTGCGCCTACCGGCGATTTACAAATGGTTCTTGGCTCAAGCGCAACGGCAAACATACGCGGCAAACAAACTATTCTTCTGAAAGCAAATGAAGGTGGTGACGTTCGATTGATGCGAGATGGCTCTATCTCTGCTTTACCTGTTGATGGTTTCAACCTTCACTTATCAGGTCTAGTAACAGCACCTGCCGTTGGTAACAACACTGGCGGTTACACATCATCTGCGGCAGGTTTTGCAGCTGGCTCAACAACCATTGCGGTTATTACAGGTACAGGTACCATCCTTGCAGGTGACATCATCACATTTGCAGGTGACACCAATAAATATGTTGTAGCAACAGGCGTTGCGGCGGCGGGTAATCTGGTAATTGCAGAGCCTGGCCTACGTCAAGTACTACCAGCATCAGCCACAGCAATCACCATTATTGCATCAGCAAAACGAAACATGGCGTTCAGTAAGTCAGCCATCGCACTGATCACTCGTGCTCCTGCACTTCCTTCAGGCGGTGATATGGCAACTGATCAAGTTCAAATTACTGACCCGTTCAGCGGCATGACATTTACGATCTCAGAGTACAAGCAATACAAGCGCGTTAAATACGAGCTTGCAATTGCATGGGGTGTTAAAGTTATTGCTCCTCGTCATACGGCAATCTTAATCGGTTAATTGACTGATAAGGTAATTCAAGCCACTTCTCACGAGGTGGCTTCTGTAACCGTAAGTCATTTTCTTTAATAGGAGTTAATTATGTCTGAATATACAACTGAAACTATTTTCGTTACTGATGCTGACCATCCTGATGGCTATTTAATAAATAAAGAAGATTTTAACGAAGCCATTCATACAAAAGCTGTTGAAGAGAAGCCAAAGAGCAAAAAATCTTAATCAGTAAGTCAATTTAATTTAGGGTAAAAAATGGCTTTAACTAATGCACAAAAAGTAGATGTCCGCAGGTGGATTGGTTACGGCATGATTGCCGATGGCAACATCATTGACACTAGCGACTTTGCTTATGGCATGAGGTCACCAGCCGTTATTACAACACTGGTGCATCGATTAAACACAATGCAGACAGAAGAAGAAGCTGTTTTAACTAGCGTTTACTTGACACCACTTACCGTGATGGAGGCTGCTATACCAGGTATCGGAGCAAACCTAGACACTGATGAAGCCGCCGTATGGAAGCATAATAAAAACGAGTTAAATGATAGACGTGCGCTGTTTAATTCTGTTCGACGTGATTTATGTGGGTTCTTAGGATTTCCTCCCGGGCCATATTTAACATCTTCTAACTCTGTCTCGCTATCGAGGGCATAATGGACGGCCCAACCATACAGGCTCGAGTTTACGCAGGATATGCGAAGGCTGCTAACGTTATTGGCTTACCTTATCAGCAATACAGACCATTATCTGCAAATGCTCCGTTAAGCAATTTAATTTCAACAATTAAAGCCGCATTCGATTCAACACCAAACTATAAATTTACAACACCGAATGAATATGGTGACCCTTCATGGTTTGGTCTGATAAACGATGCTTCTGTGTTAACGGGTGATTATCTTATTAGCACCAATGATATTAAATTCATAGCAGGTAAACAGTTCCTTTTACCAGTTATTGCAGTTGATTGTAATCGTAAAGTTAAAATCGTAAGACAGTCTGTTGAGAACAATGTTGGTGCAGTTTCATATGGCGGCATGATTCCTGCTAAAGAAGTTGAGATACTCGGCACGACTAATAACTTCTGGCCAGCCTCAATTTTAGTCGGTGGCAAGAGTCAAACTGGCGTTAAATTACCAGGCGATACTAAGCAAGCTGGATGGCGTGTGCTATTACCACCAAGCGTGCCGGTTACTTTAAATTATGGCGACATTATCATTGATGATCTTGATCGTAGATACGTGATTGAATCAGCAGAATTTACTGATTTAGGCTGGCGTATTGGTGCTGTAGAGCAACATTCATAATGGCAAACATAACTGATGTATGTAATGCGCTAGTATCAAAGATTGCTAATGCACTCTATCCAAACGGTACTGGTCAAGAATCAGTTGCAGGGTTCGGTGTGCGCGTATTTGAAGGATGGCCTAATCCGCAAGGACTTGATGCTGATTTGCTCGCAGGTATTGCGAATGTGTCTGTTTTTCCAACGGCTAATGAGCGCAATACAAGTCGTTATCCAAAAGATTGGCAACAATACTCGATTAACACTGTGACATTAACTGCCACGATACTGAATAAAACAATTACGATTGGCGGCACGATCACCACACCACAAAACGTGAGTGCAATCATCAATAATAAGGCGTTTATCTATGCGGTACAGGCTGGTGATTCGTTAACAAGCGTAGCAACAGGATTAACGGCTTTAATTGTTGCAAGTATTGCTGGCGTTACAAGTTCCGGTTCTGTAATTACGGTACCGACAGGCATGACTATTCAGTCATCACGTGTAGGCGTTACAGGTACCAACATTCGAGAAATACGCAGACAAGAGCGTGTAGTGCAAATCACCATCTGGGCAAATGCTCCACAAAGCATTGATTTAGTTGCAAACCCAGTTGATATTGCCCTGGCTAATTCTAATTTTCTGATACTTTCAGATGGTATGGCTGCGCGTCTGGTTTATAAAAATAGTCAGATGGTTGATACATTTCAAAAATCAAAGCTATATCGTCGTGATTTTAACTACTCGATTGAGTATGCAACCACTGAAGTTGAGACAGATACGCAAATTCTCGTATTGCAAGAGAACGTTTCACCGCAAGTCAGTGGCACATCCGCACCAATTACCACATCAACCACACAAATTAACACTTAGGAATCACCATGGCTAAATACAAATCTGAATATGAGCTAGTCGTAATTGAGAACTTCGGCAATTACGTCAAAGGTCAAATTATCACCGACGACAAAGAAATTGCTGATTTAGTGGATTCTGAATGGCAAGCTAATTTCGTGAAAAAACCAGTAACGGTTAAAATAACTTAATCAACTAATCATTAAATAGTCACAATGCCACTTTCGAGTGGCTTTTTTTATGGAGATCCACTATGCCAGTAGTTCAACAAGGCTCAATTAATACAACCGCCCTAATCGTACCTGATTTGTATGTTCAGATCGTGCCACCAAGCATTTCATTGCTTAACGGCTTACCAACTAACGTACTTGGCGTTGTCGGTACAGCACAATGGGGCCCAGTTAACGCGCCTACTATCATTGGTGATATGGGTGCTTATTCTCGCCAATTTGGTGCAATTCAAGCGCGTAAATTTGACATGGGTACAGCGATTGCCGCTGCCGTTCTGCAAGGTGCTAATAACTTCCGCTGCGTTCGTGTAACAGACGGTACGGACATTGCCGCATTTATTGCGGTACTGACTAACTGTATTACTTTCACAAGTAAATACACCGGTACGCTAGGCAACACAGCAAGCGTGACAGTTTCACCTGGCACACAAACAGGTACATTCAAAGCGGTTGTTGCAATGCCTGGTCTAGTGGCTGAGGCATTCGATAATATCGGCTTCGGTTTAACTGCCAATGCAATCTGGGTAGCGATGGCCAATGCAATCAACAACGGTCAATCTGGCTTACGTGGCCCATCACAATTAATCGTTGCTTCTGCTGGTGTTGGTGTGACTACCCCAGCTTCAGCAACATACACATTGGTTGGTGGTACTGATGGTACAACTACAATCACAGGCACGACTTTAATCGGTGTTGATACCGTGCCGCGTAAAGGTATGTATGCCTTGCGTAATACAGGCGCATCTATCGGCGTATTGGCTGATGATGACGATACAACAACTTTCACCAATCAAGTGTCTTTCGGTTTATCCGAAGGTTTATACATGATCGGCGTTTCACCTGCTGGCGATTCAATCAGCACAGCGGTAACCAATAAAGCTTCTGCTGGTATTGATAGTTATGCCTTCAAATATCTATTGGGCGATTGGGTTTACTTCAATGATACGGTGAACGGTGGCATTCGCTTAATCTCACCTCAAGGCTTTATCGCTGGTCGCCTAGCTAACCTTTCACCAGAACAATCAAGTTTAAATAAGCCCCTGTACGGCATTGTCGGCACGCAAAAGTCTTATCAAAACTTGGTTTACTCAGGCGCCGAACTTCAATCTCTTGGCTTGGCAGGTATCGATGTAATTACCAATCCAGTACCAGGCGGAAATTACTTCGGTGCTAGATTTGGTCATAACTCAAGTTCAAATGCTGTGACGAATGGCGACAACTATACCCGCATGACGAATTACATTGCTTACACGCTTAATGCAGGTATGGGCTTGTTTATAGGTCAACTACAAAGCAAGACTGTTCGTCGTAATGCAGCCGCTACGATTAGCGCTTTCCTAGAAGGCATGAGCAATCAAGGCATGATCGGTAATGCTCAAGGCTCAACGCCGTACAGCGTTCAGATTGATGATAACAACAACATTCCATCGCGTGTGGCATTAGGTTACATGCAAGCAGATGTGAAGGTTCAATATTTGAGCGTAATTGAGAAATTCTTAATTAACGTTGAAGGTGGCCAGTCTGTATTAATTAATCGCCAATCAGTCGCTTTAGCCTAATCCGATCATCGAAATACCTACAACCCGCCAAGTGCGGGTTTTCTCATTTATGGAGATAACAAATGTCATCAAGCAATCAATTCAATATCGGCAAGGACGTTAAGCTCGATGTTATCGGCCCTAATGGCCCATTACGTTTTAACATCATCACAGGGTTTGAATCAAAGCCCGGTTATAAATCAGTAGATAGCAAAGGTTTAGATGGCTTAGACCGCTTTGACGACTTACCAGCTGGTTGGTCTGGTTCATTTTCTATTGATCGAGCAGATAGTACGGTCGATGACTTCTTTGCGCAAAAAGAAGCTAACTTCTATGCTGGTTTAAGTGCCACACCTAGCACGATCACAGAAACGATCACAGAGGTAAGTGGCGCTATTTCACAATATCGTTATACAGGCGTTGCGCTCACATTCCAGAACGCTGGCAGTAAATCAGCAGATAACAAAATCATGCAAACTGTTGGCTTCCGCGCAGCTCGTAGAATTAAAGTTAGTTAATCATGGCCGACGTTAAAGTAAAGCTGAATGATGTGCCAAGTGATGATGTTGTTGCTAAACAGAATCAATCATTTGTGGTGACTGATGCAAAAGGTAGAGCAATCACTCTTAAAAAGCCTGGTGTACTTTCTCAATTCAGATTGATTGAAGCCCTTGGCGATACAGCTAAGAATTCTGTTTATACATCTATGGTGCTGCCTATCATCTTTGTAACAGACATCGATGGCGACCCCATTCCACAGCCTCAAAGCAAGCGTGAAATTGAAGCATTGATTCAACGTCTTGATGATGAAGGTATTGAAGCCGTAAGTAATGGTGTAATGGCTAACTTTGGAGCTTCAAGTCCAGAAGCTGACAAGGACGCACTAAAAAACTCGTAAAGGCTGTGCCAATTCGTGAATGTCTGTGGTTAATTAAAAATGGCATTCCATTTGATACAGCCTTTGCAATTGATGATGTGACCAGGGCTGGTTGGGCGATCATCTTTTCAGAAATGGAAGGTAATACGTTCGACTTTGACACTATGTCATTCAAGGACACTTAATCATGCGCGAGTTTCATAGCCTAGAAAGTTTTGCAATACATCTTGCAGAAGCAGCCGTTGCGGTTGTAATTGCAGAGCAAAAAGCGCTTGAAAGAGCCGCAATACTCATTGAGAAAGACGCAAAAAACAGAATTGGTGAATATCAAGGTTCTGTTGGGCCGTTCCAAGATTGGGCGCCATTGGCTGACAGTACCGAGGCTGAAAAATCACGATTAGGTTATGCGCTTGATGCGCCATTACTTCGTGAAGGTGATTTGCGTGACAGCATCGAGCATGAAATAGAACGTGGCGAGGCTGTTATCGGCTCTAAGCTAGATATTGCAGCTTATCAAGAATTTGGTACTGACAAAATACCGCCTAGACCGTTCATTGGACCAGCAGCATTTGCCAATAAAGACAAGATAGAAAGATTGATTGGAAATGCCGCGATTGAAGGCTTAACGCTTGGCGAAGTGATACACCACTCGTTAGGTTATGACATTGATATTTAAGCAGTGATTACTGCCCAGGTAATCCAGAGAATTACGGCCGCTATGATGGCTGCCAGCATCAAACCTGCGATACCCACAACAAATAATAAATAACGCTTCCAAAACGGCATTTGATGCTTAAAAAACGGCTTTTGTATGCCAACAACATCTGGGTATTGAACCCAACTAATATTATCTGCAGCCCATTCATGAGCGCGAGTTAAAAGAGGTCTTTTCATGTTCGATGCCTATAAAGTTGCCGTAAAGCTATCGCTAGTTAATGGCGTAAGCTCTGGTTTAGCTGCACTGGCTTTAGAATTTAAAGCCTTGAATCAACATGTTAACACTACTCAACAGAGTGTAACAATGCTTGAGCGCAAGATGAAAGAAATTAAGACCATGGGCATGGTTGGCGGTGCTATGGCAATGGCTGGCGGCTTTGGTCTTTCACTATTCAGCGCCCCTTTAGAAGAGGCTAAAAAGTTTCAGACAGAAGTTGCTAAATTCTCATCACTCGGCTTTGGTGACAATGTTAATCGTCAGGCCGTAAGCTTTGCTAATGGAATGCAAACGATCGGAACAAGTGCCAGAGATAACATGGCCATTGTGGGTGATGCAATGGCTGTGTTCAAAGATTTAGGCGATGCCAAGATGGCCGCTCCTTGGATGGCAAAGATGAAGTTTGCCAACGAAGCTATTTATGGCGCCGGTGGTGGTGACCGCGATAAAAAGTTAATGGACATGATGAAGGTTGCCGAGTTTAGAGGCGGCACTAAATCACCAGAAGAATTTGCACGACAAGTGAATTTTGCACAACAAGCAATTTCAGGCAGCCGTAACCGCGTAGATGCCTCATCTATGTTGCAAGCACTTAAAACAGGTGGCGTTGCATTATCTCAGCGTTCTAATCAAGCTTTCTATCTTGGCGCAGAGCCTTTGATTCAAGAATTCGGTGGAAATCGTTACGGTACTGCAGCAATGAGCATTTATCAAAACTTAGTGCAATCACGCGGTACGATCACAGCTCAACAAGAGTTATTCAGATTGGGATTGCTAGACCCTAGCATGGTGCAATTTAACAAACTTGGTATGCTAAAGAAAGCTTTACCTGGCTCTTTTAAAGGTTCCAGCACATTAGAGAGTGACGGCGAACTAGCGTTACTTGAAAAGGTTCTTTTACCTGCTTTCGCGGCTAAAGGCGTTACCAGTGACGAAGGCGTGATTCGTGAATTAGGCATGATACTTGGCAATAGAACAGGTTCAAGTTTAATGGCCAGAATCTACCAACAACGCACAAAATTGCACATGCAAACTGATGCTAACTTACATGCTGAGAATTTAGACCAAGCGAGTGCCAGAGCTGCCAATACCCTAGCAGGTAAAGAACTTGATTTACATGCTAAATGGGCAACAGTCATGAAAGAACTCGGCACAACAATCTTGCCAGTTGCAATTAAAGCTGTTGAAGGTTTGACTAGCATGCTCAAGGGCGTGATTAATTTTGCTCGCGAGTTTCCAGTTTTAACAAAAGGGCTAGTTATTGCTTTTGGTGTTTTATCTGGAATGGTTGCAACTGGAGGTGTTGTATTAATGGCGACTGCAGCATTCAAAGCGCTAGGTCTTGCAATGGCATTCAATAGTGTTGGTGGCGCTGTCGGCATTGCCAGAACTGCTACCTCATTAATCACATTATCAGGTGGAATATCGGCTGTTGTGGGTGCCGTATCACTTTATGCTGGTTATAAAGTTGGCGGTGCTAGTGTTGAATGGTGGAATAAAACTCTTGCACCTAAAGGTTATGATGGTTTAGCAGATTGGTGGGTTGATAAAGGCGGTAATGGTAAACATACCTCTGCATTTATCGCAGCTCAAAAGAAAATGAATGGCGGCGGCAATGGCGACATTTACATGGATGGTAAGAAAGTTGGTGAAATCGTCAGTGGACATCAAGCCAAAGCCGCACACAAACCATTTAACGGACAATCAGCATTTGATATGAGCATGTCACCATTACCAGCAGGCATGAGGTTCGCTAAATGACAGTTCTAAAAGTAACCTTAGGTGACTTCGTATTTCAAGGCCTAGAGATACCAGAAAGCATTCCATACGGTGGTTCTCAAAAACTGGCCACTCATGAATTAGTCGGTGGAGTTCGTGTAGTTGATGCAATGGGCCGCTCAGATATGCCATTGGTATGGTCTGGGCTTCTACTCGGGCAAGAGGCTAATAATCGTGCACGCTATCTGAATAATTTACGGATTTCTGGCAAAGTTTTATCACTCACATGGCATGAAATGTCATTTAATGTGATTGTTCAAGAGTTCACGGCTAATTTTCAACGCTACTATGAAGTGCCTTATTCTATCCATTGCCAAGTTGTCGAGGATTTAACCACGCCGATTGTCGGATTTATCGATGACGGTGTTGATTCATTGGTCGATGCTGATATGACGAATGCAAATAGCATTGGCGGTGATATTGGTGACAGCGCCCTATCAACTACATTGAGCACGCTGAACGATGCTATTGCACAAGTAAGTAACTTTGCCAAAGCAACACAATCAACTATTAACAGCGTGTTAGTTCCTTTGGCAGCCGTTCAAGCTCGCGTAAGAATATTGATTGATAGCGTTGGTGGCGTAATTAACAATGTGACAACATTAGGCGGAATTTTGCCAAATAATACGATTGCACAAAATGCAGCCAATATTATGAATCAAGTGGTTTCAATGACAAACATGGCCAAGCTATACGATTTGCAATCTGTACTAGGTCGCATGGGTGGAAATCTTGGCACTATTGGCGGTGGTGGTATTTCAGTATCGTCTGCAGGTGGTAATCTTTACGGCATGGCCTCTGAATATTATGGTGACCCAACTGCATGGACAACCATTGCAAACGCTAATAACTTGAGTGACCCGCAATTGACAGGCTTGCAAACTCTTTCAGTTCCATTGTTGCCAGATAACTTTGGCGGCGTTCTAACCAAATAGACCATTTATGATTAATCAAATACCAGCCATAGCAGAAGGCAGGCAGCCTCGCGCTATTATCAAGCTAAACGGTGTTGCGGTAGATGGCTGGATAAATTGGGAAGTACAGAACAATAGTTTTTACCAAGCCGATACATTCTCAGTAAGTTTCGCGGCTTCTTTGCTATCAAATGCTTATAGCGTTGATTGGTTCTCGGCTCAAACCGTGATTGCTGTGGAGATATTCGCAGGCTTTCCGATCAATGTAGATAGCTTCACTCAAGCAGAATTAACCAGCTTGATTTATGGCAATGTGGACAGCGTGAGCTATAACCCTGTCAATACAATTATCGAGCTATCAGGGCGCGACTTAACTTATAAGTTAATTGATGAAAAGACCACACAGAAATATGCGAACCAAACATCATCAGAAATAGCGACGAGTATTGCAAAAGCACATGGATTAACGCCAATTGTCACTAAAACTAGTGTCAGATCTGGCACATATTATCAAATAGATCATGCCAGGTTAAATGACAGTAATAGTGATTGGGATTTACTCACTTACCTTGCTAACGAAGAAGGCTATCGTGTTTATGTCAAAGGGCAGTCACTTTACTTTGAGCCTGACACTAGCGCCACGGCAGAGCCATATATCTTGCACTGGCAATTGCCTACTCAAGATAACGCATATCCTGTATTTAATGGTGTATCAGTTGATTTCTCACGCAATTTGAATATCGCTAAAGGTTCAGTGGTCACGGTTAGAAGCTGGAATAGTAAGCAAAAGAAAGCGTTTACAACTAGCTATCCAACAAAATCAGCAAAAGGTATTGCACCAGGTAAAGCTTCTGCACCAGCTCAAGTTTATAGCTATACGATTGCAGGACTATCGCCAGAACAAGCTTTGCAACGCGCGCAAACGCTCTATAAAAATATCGTGCAGCATGAAATGAAAATTCAGGTGTCATTACCTGCTGACAATATCTTAATGCCTACGAGCGTGATTAAATTTGAAGGTAGCAATACAAGTTTCGACCAGCTTTACTACCCTGAATCAGTGACTAGAAGCATGTCAATTGATGAAG